TGGCTGCTGTTGCTACTGGTGCTAAGTCGGTCCTGTTCGGTCACCTACCTTCATTCAAGGTTCGTGTTGCTGGCGGTATCCGCGTAGACCAGTCAGCTGACTACGCATTCAACACCGATGTCATCACCTACCGTGGTCTAATCCGTCTTGACGGTGGACTAACCCACGCTTCACACATCGGTTACTTCAAGGGCGGCGCAAGCTAAACCCTAGTTCCAGACTGGAAGTCCCTCAGAGTGCGTAGGCTCTGGGGGATTTCCTTTTAACTGTGCTAATCTGAAATCACTACGAAAGGGGAACTCTTGCCGAAGAAAATTAACGGCGCTGTAACGCTGTACTCGAACTCTCCCGGTCAGGCTACCGGCTACGGCGTACAGGGCGAGTACCTGATTAACAACCTGAAGCGTGACGGGGCCGATGTTGCTGCCATCTCGAACTACGGGTTAGAAGGTTCTCTAAGCACGCACAAAACCCCGTACGGCAAAATCCCTCACTATCCTCGTGGTATTGACCCGTATTCTAACGATGTCGCACCTATGCACCACGCGCACTTTATTAGCCAGCACAAGGACAAGCCGAATCTGCTTCTTGGTCTTTACGACTGCTGGATTATCAAAGGTCAGGCTTGGGACAAGATAAACATGGGCTGGTGGGTCCCTCTTGACCACGGCACTATGCCCCCGGCTGTCGAAGCTTTTCTACGCAAACCTAATGTGACTCCGATTGCTATGGCCCCTAATGGCGTTCGTCAGATGGAAGCCAAGGGCATCGAGTGCGAGTATGTGCCTCATGTTATTGATACCAAGATTTTCAAACCGACAGCGAATGTGCAGGGCGTAAAGGCACGCGAGTTTATGGGCCTAACTGATGAATTTGTTGTTGGGATGAACGCCGCTAATAAAGGCTCAGGGCTTATGCACCGCAAGTGTTTCAGCGAGAACTTGTTAGCGTTCTCTATCTTCCGCGAGCGCCACCCTGATGCGGTTATTTACTTGCATACTGACCCTCTTGGTTCAGCTGGTGGCTGGAACCTTATCAAGATGCTTCAAGCCTTTGGTATCCCTAAAGAGGCTGTTCTATTTCCGCCGATGATTGACTACAAGTACGGTATGAGTCAGCGCGACCTTGCCGGGCTTTATTCGGCTATGGATGTGTTCCTTGCTCCGTCTTTGGGCGAGGGCTTTGGCGTGCCAACTGTTGAGGCGCTTGCTTGTGGCGTGCGCGTTATCGGGTCTAACTGGGGTGCGACTCCGGATCTTGTTTCCGAAGACTCTTGGTTGGTTGATGGACAGCCTACTTGGGATGCAGGGCAAGACGCTATCTGGACTATTCCTAATGTGTCTTCAATCGTTAATGCCCTTGAGGAGGCGTACAAGGCTGATAGAGGGCCTTCTAAGGTTGCTATCGAGTTTGCCTCTCAGTTCGATGTTGAAACGGTTTGGCAGAAGCATTGGTTGCCGGTTCTCTCTCGATTGCTAAAGGCCTCGTAAATCGTGACTATTCCAGTTCTAGGGTTTTGCACTCTCAAGCGGTTTGACTTAGCTGAACGCTTACTGCGCTCGATTGATTACCCTGTTGAGCATTTGGTTATCGTGGACAACTCCGGCACGCAATCGTGGGAGCCGGTGAAGCCTGACCTTGTAGACAAGATGTGGGTTATCCGTGTACCGTTTGGGCTGGGTCTTGTTGGCGCTTGGAATCTAATTATCAAGTCCACCCCTTACGCGCCTTATTGGTTGCTGGTAAACGATGACGCTTGGTTTGAGCCTGGCAGCCTTGAGAAGGTCGCTAACGAGGTAGACACTCAAGCGCTGAACTTCCTAGACATCGTACCGAAATGGTCAGCCGTTGCCTTTGGTGAGGGAATGATTGAAGAGGTCGGCCTTTATGATGAACGCTTTTATCCGCTGTACTTTGATGACAACGATCTAGAAGCGCGAGTTGATTATTTTGGAGTGCCTAAGAAAGTCATTCAGGCTAAGGTGCATCACGAAAACTCAAGCACGCTAAATTCTGGTTATCAGGAACAGAACCGTGTTTCATTCCGCAACAATGAACTGTTCTATCAATGGAAAAATGACAACCACGATGTATCTGCTGGTCATTGGTCGCTGGCGATTAGAAGGGCTAACCGATGGGACTAGGTAGGGATTCGCTGCTGGGGCTTACTGTGTACACCGGAGGAACCTTCGATCTCCTACATCCGGGGCATATAGAACTGCTGCGCCGGTGCGCCGAGTTCGGGTCCGTAACTGTTGCACTAAACACAGATGAATTCATTGAAGCCTACAAAGGCAGGAAGCCGGTGATGAGTTATGCAGAGAGAGAAGCTGTCCTTTTGGGATGTCGCTGGGTTGATAGGGTTGTGCCTAATCTGGGTGGGGCTGATAGTCGTATTGCCATTGACCTTGTTAAGCCTGATCTAATCGTTATCGGCTCGGACTGGGCTGTTAGGGATTACCACGCGCAGATGGGCTTTGACCAGGCGTGGCTTGACGAGCGCGGCATTGGGCTTTGTTATGTGCCGTACACCAAGGGCATTAGCTCGACTGACATCAAGGGCCGGTTGCAGTTCGCAAGGTAAGATTGAGTTATGGCACTTACAAATGCGTACTCGACACTAGCCGAAACTAAGGCTGCCCTGCGGATTACTGACACGATTGATGACAGTCTGCTAGAGATGGCTATCGAGTCGGCCTCACGCCTTATTGATGGGTACGCCAACCGTTCTTTCTACAACGCTGGAACAGCGGTCCGCTACTTTGTTGCTGACAATGACTGGGTTACTAACATTGATGATGCCGTTAGCATTTCGCAAGTTGCCACAGACTTCTCAGCCGATGGTTCGTATGACACTATCTGGCAAGCAAGTGACTACCAACTAGAGCCACTAAATGGGCGTATTGACGGCCTTGAGCGACCTTATGACGCTATTAGGGCGATTGGTGATTACACTTTCCCTGTCTATGGTGGCGAGGGCTTGGTGAAGGTTACAGCGGTTTGGGGCTGGGCTTCTATCCCTATCGCAGTTCGCCAGGCTTGCATCATTCAAGCGAGCCGTATTTTCAAACGCCTAGACTCACCGCTTGGTATTGCTGGTTTTGGTGACCTTGGCGTTATGCGTATCTCTCGTCAACTTGACCCAGATGTTGCCCAATTGGTAGACGCTTACAAGATTGTGAAGTTTGCCTAATGGCTTCGATTTCAACTATCCGCACCAAACTAGCTGAGAACATTGCAACAATTGCAGGGCTTAGAACCTCAGCCGAGATGCCGGACAACCCTAATCCACCGATTGCGATTATCCGCCCTGCCTCGATTGTTTACGATCAGAGTTTTGCACGCGGACTAACCCGTTATCAGTTTGTTGTTGTGGTCATTGTTGGCCGCGCATCAGAAAAGACTGCCCAGAGAAGCCTTGACGCTTACTGTTCCTCGACGGGGGCATCAAGTATCAAACTTGCGGTAGAATCAGATAAGACACTAGACGGTAATTGCTATGACCTTCGAGTGACTGAAATGAGAAATTACACACCAATTCAATTAAACGAAGGCACTTACTTAGCGGCAGAGTTCGCGGTAGATGTGTTCGCGGACTAATAGGAGATCAACGTGGCCAAGTTTGTGGCAACAGATTACAAAATCACACTGAATGGCACGAACCTAAGCACTTCACTTGCTTCGGTTGAGTTGCCTATTGAGGTCGAAGAGCAAGACACTACCGCCTTTGGTTCGACTTGGCGCACCCGTATCGGTGGCCTAAAGTCTGGATCAATCACCCTAGAGTTCCACCAGGACTTTGGCGCTGGCGCAGTTGACGCAACCCTTTACCCTTTGCTTGGAACCAACGGAACCGTTGTTGTAACCCCAACTTCAGGTTCAGTTTCAGCAACTAACCCTTCTTACTCGGGCGAGTTCCTTGTAACCCAGTACACCCCGTTTGCTTCGACTGTTGGTGACCTTGCAACCCTTTCGGTTTCATGGCCTCTAACTGGCGCGCTAACCCGAGCAACCGCCTAAGCCCATGCGTCTAGGATTTGAGGTTACCTACGCCGGTGGCACTACTGAGAAAGTTGTTTGTAGTGCGCCGGACTTCATTGCTTTCGAGAGCAAGTACGAGCGAAGCATTACCAAGCTAAAGGATGACCAACGCTTTAGTTGGTTGGCTTTCCTAGTTTGGAACTCGCTACGCCGTACCAAGAAAACGGACAAGTCGTTTGACGATTGGTGTGAAACCATTGAGGCCATCGCTGGAGATGAAACCACAGACCCAAAATAAAGGGGCTGGGCGAATCTAGCCAGCACTGGTACATCGCCTGGCTTGCCTGTGAAACGGGTATAGCGCCTTCGGTTTTACTTCAAGAGTCAGACCGGATGCTGTACACGATGTCGATGTATTTGCGAGGCAGATCACAGGCTATGAAAGGTAAAGGCTAATGGATACCAGGATTGAAGTTTTGGGACTTCGTGAAACTCTTCTTGAGGTTCGCAAGGTTGACAAGGCTTTGTTCTTTCGTATCCGTGCCGGTATCAAGCGCACCGCCGATACTCTCGGTGACCGCGTAATGATGAGCATACCTATAACCGCACCGATTACTGGTATGCGCCACAACGGTAGAACCGCCTGGGGTCAGGCAACCTATAAGACTAAGGTCAGCGTTGCCGAGCCTAATGTTTACACCGCTAACCCGTTGGTGTCTGTCAAGTTCTTTGGTGTCGGCGTGGAAATCGCTGACATGGCTGGCAGGGGTGGCGGTAAAACCCGTAAATCACAAACTAATAACTACTCTTGGCGTGGTACTACTAGATCGCACCGAGTTACCTCACAGGGTCAGGAAATGATTAGGGCGTTAGGTAAAGCACCTTCGCGCTACATCTGGCCGGTTGCTGAGGATGCTATTCCACAGGTCGCTTCTAACATCGGCTACTTGGTTGACGAGTATGCGGCAGAGTTTGAGTCGAACCTTCTACTGATAGGCAAGGGCCTCTAATGGCGATTACAATCAACATCCTTTCGAGTTTCAAGAACACGGGTTTTCAAAGACTAGAAAAGGAACTTTCTCGCCTAGAAACTCCGATGCAGAAGGTTCAGGCCACAGCTCGCGCTCTTGGTCCTGCTGCTACGGTTGCGTTCGGTGCTTTGGCTTATGGTGCTACCCAAGCAATTCAGGCGGCTGAGGCGGCTCAGGTTGCAGACAACCGCTTGCAGAAAATTGCCGAGTCTATGGGCATCTTTGGCGAGGAAACGACCAAGGTAACTGACAGGCTTAAGGCTTTTGCTGACCAGACGATGAAGTCTACGGCGATTGATGACGAGCAGATTAAGGCTACTCAGGCCAAACTTCTAACCTTCAAGAACTTGGCTGAAACTGCTGATGTTGTTGGCGGTGCTATGGATCGTGCGACCTTGGCGGCCCTTGACCTTGCTGCTGCCGGTTTTGGTACTGCCGAGGGTAATGCGGTGCAACTGGGCAAGGCTTTGCAGGATCCCGTAAAGGGAATTACTGCCCTTGCTCGTGCCGGTGTTACTTTCACCGACCAAGAAAAAGAAAAGATTAAGACCCTTGTCGCTTCGGGTGACTTGCTTGCTGCCCAGAACCTTATTCTTGCAAGTATTGAAACCCAGGTTGGTGGCACGGCTGAGGCTACTGCTACCGCATCACAGAAGATGCAAACTGGGTTCGCTGAACTTACCGAGAAGATTGGTACGGCTTTGCTTCCGGTCTTTGAGGCTATCCTGCCAGTTGTTATGACTGTGCTTACCTTTATGGAAGAAAACACCGGCGTTGTTATCGCTCTGGCTGTTGTGTTCGGTATTCTTTCAGCTGCGGTTTTGGCTTTGAACGTGGCACTTTACGCTAACCCTATAACTTGGATTATTGTCGGCGTGGCTGCCTTGATTGCCGGAATTGTCTTGCTTGTCAACTGGTTGGTGCAACTGTCTGGGGGCTGGGAAAAGGTCACCGCTGACTTTAACCAAGGCATCCAAGACATTGGCAAGTGGTTCAATGATGTCTTTACTGCTATTGGCGATTGGTTCAAGAACCTACCCGTGATGATTTTGCAGTTTATGACTGATGCTAAAAACTGGCTAAGGGACACCGGTAAGAACATTATCGAAGGTCTTTGGAACGGTTTAAAAGACGCTTGGAACGGCGTTATCAACTGGATCAAGGACGCTGGTAATAACATCAGCGACACCTTCAAGGCCGTGCTTGGTATCCATTCACCTTCTCGCGTCTTTGAAGAACACGGTGAAAACATCGGCAAGGGTCTTGTCAATGGTATGGATTCGATGCAGACGGCGGTTGAGAAGTCAGCTCGCGAACTAGGTTCATACGCTAACCAAGGCTTTACTATGAGCCTCAAAGAGTTGACTGACGCTGGAAATTACGGCGTCTTGGCTGGGACTAAGTTCTTCCAAGGCACGGACCCTGCTCAGATTGCTTCAGCACTTGAGATTGTAGCAGCTGTTCAGACAGGAGCCTTAACAAAAGAGCAAGCTATTGTATTCTTAGTACAATTCCTTCAGCTTCCAATAGATGTAGCTACTGCAATGTTTGAGCCTGCAAATGGCAGCGCTGTAGCTAAGCTATCTGCTCAAAAAAAAAAGACTAATTTAAGTGATCCACAAGAGAAGCCTCCAATCTTTACAGAAGATGATGAGAATTGGTGGTGTGAATTTTTAGAAGATAAGGGCGAGATAGTAGATGAGGAAGAGTGGGAGCTTATCGAAGCTGAGCCTGTTAACTTAGCCTCAGTTAGAAGCTACGCTAATCCTGATGAGACATCTGAAATGGATAGCGGATTGTATAAAATACGTTACGCTTATTCTAAGAATCTAAGTAAAGATAGCCGCAAGTTTTGCAGACAAATGGTAAGCGCATCTAAAGCTGGCTATGTTTATCGTTACGAAGATTTGCAAGCAATGGAAACAGATAGCAATAGTTTGAATCCTAACATGGGCCATCAGGGCTCAACGTATAGCGTGTGGTTATACAAGGGATCGGTTAACTGTAAGCACAACTGGGAGCGCAGAGTATACTTTAGAAAGCGTGAGAAGGGCCGCTTCATTGCAGATAATGGCTTAGATAGTTCTAATCCAATCTCAGTAGCAAAAGCTATACGTGCAGGAATGCCTTTGAAAGATATAGCTAAAGGCTTTGCTACAGCTAATACTCGCACTTATGACTTGCCAAATAACGGCAGATATCCAGGAACAAATTAATACTAAACAACTATGGCAATAGCACCCGAAATACTTTTCATTAACGAGGAATTTTTAAAGAAATATACTCAGCTCAATGAGGCTGTAGATACTAACTTAATTCGCCCTGCAATGTACTTAGCACAAGATAAGTACATGACGCTGTACCTTGGCACTGATCTAACTAATAAGATTAAGACTGAGATAAGCGCAGGTACTTTAACAGGAGTGTATGAGACTTTATTAAATGAATACATAGTTAAGCCTACCGCTTGGTGGACAATGGTAGAGCTTTATCCGTTCCTCATGTACAAGCATGATAACGGTAACTTAGTTACTCGCCAATCTGAAAACACTACAGCTATTAGCAAGGGTGAGATGGATAGCTTAGTGGAGAAGGCACGTGAGAATGCGCAGTGGTACACTCAGAGGTTAGTGGATTACTTGTGTGATAACAGCTCTGATTATCCTGAATACACTTCAAATAACTTCCCTGACATTCACCCATTACGTAAGGTGAATAGACAAAGCACAGTAGCATTTAGCCAAGGTAGTTATACAGAGAGTCCATGGAGCAGATTTAACGTGCGCGATTTCACTAATTAATTATAGATGACAAAGGAAGAGAAAACACGTAAAGACTATGAGAAAAAACTCAAGGTCTATTTAACTAAACGCGATAAAGAATTAAGAAAGAATGAAAGCACCAACAATAGAAGAGCTTAAAGCTCAATTCACAGAGCTTGGCTACAAATGGCCTACAATTCACATAGTAGGAATACGCAGCAAGGCTAACGAGCCTAATAAATTTGATGATTTAATAGGATTGGTGCAAGGTAACGAGGTGAAGTGGTACACCGGTACAACTAACCCAGGTACATTTTGGCTTAATTCACCTATGAATAAGTTAGGCACAGCTGTGCTGAAGTGCGGACAATATGTCGACACTTGGGTAATAGGCTTGCATCAGGGAAAGTACAGCGCTTTAGTTCAGTCTAAAAAGGTAACTGTCTTTAGAGATGCTGATAAGGATAGTATTGCTGAGGAGCAAGGCAAGGAAGATACAGGCCTATTTGGTATTAACATACATAGAGCTAATGAATCTACTGAATCAAAGAATGTAGATAAGTGGAGCGCAGGCTGTCAGGTGCTAAATAATCCAACACAATTCAAAGAGCTTATGCAGGCTTGCATTAAGTCAGGTAAAAAGTCATTTACATACACACTACTAAAAGAGTCATGAGTAATCAGCAGCAGCAGATAGCAGAGGGAGTAACCGGCACAGTTAGCAGCATTTTATTGAGCGTTCCTGCATGGATGTTAGACGTTGAATTTGCACTAAAGATATTTTGCCTACTCTTATCAGCAGCCGCATCTATCTTCACAATCTATAAGATGAGTAAAAAGAAGAGATGAGCTGGATTAAAAGCATATTCAGTAATGATAAAGATGCCAGCTCCAAACGAGTAGCGTCTATCTTAGCTTTAGTAGTCTGCATTAACTTAAGCTACATTGGTACGTTCACAGAATATAAGACTCCTGAATACATGTTTGACGGCTTACTGATTTTAGCCGGTGGAGGCTTGGGGTTAACAGTTATAGAATCTATCTTTACCAAAAAGAAATCTAATGACGAAGGATCAAATTAAAGCAGCTGTAGTTATAGTGGTAACTATTACCATTTGCGCCACTATGCAAATAATGTATATTGCTTTAAAGGACAGCAAGAAAGCCATTGAAGGCTATGAGCGCAGAGCTGATAGAGCTACGCATGTTATTGATTCTTTAGAAGCTACCAATGTGCAGCGCATGCTTGAGATTGAACAACTGAATGTGCAATTAGAAAGAAATAAAGAAAGATATGAAGCAAACATTAGCGCTATTGATTCTCTTGACCGTAACGGCCTTAGAAGAGCCATGCACAATCTACTCTCAAGCCTTACAGAAGAAAGATACGCTGGTCAGTCTAACGACTGAGCAAGTAAGAGCGCTGCTAAAGCTAAAGGCTGAGCGCGATTATTTATTTAACGCTGTAAACATCTGCACTAAATCAGATAGCATTAAGGGTAAAGTGATTACTGATCAGGCTAAAACTATAGATGCATGGGCCATCACTAACGAAAAAACATCGCAGCAGTTAGTGAAAGCGCAGGAAGAGCTATACAAAGAAGCTGCACGTAAAGAATCTTGGCGCAGCACAGCGCTTATAGGTATTCCAATCTCATTTATAGGGGGTATTATCTTCACTCTACTTTTCTAAACTAACAATTATTTGTTCATAACTTTGCTAAGATTAGCAAGGTTTCTTTTGCTTTTCTAAAATATCGTAGTACATTTGCTAAAATTAAATCAATAAGCAATATGAAAAAAGCACTACTCTTCTTAGCCATGTTAATCGCAGGCTTACTCATCGGAGGATCATTCGATGCAGACACACAGAAATTAGAATCACAACCAAATCACATCAGCAAATGAGCAATCCAACTGAAGAATTTAAGCATTTCTTAGACCAATCTTTTGACATTTTCGAAGATGGTAAAAAAGAAGATAATGAAGTAATCATGCGAGTAGAGTTAATCGAAGAGCAGAGATACAATGAGACTTGGTACTTTGTTAAAGTAGACGGCTCATACGTAGCTGGCAAGAAGTCTTTTGAAGAGGCAAGAGAGGAATTTCTTAAAGCATCGTCATTCACTCCAAAAACAACTGTGTTAGAAGTAAGGGAGGTTAAGCTATGAATTTCCAAGTAGTAGTTACTCCGCTCCGCGAGGATAGAATCAGCATGTACCATCGCATGAAGATTCCTACATCATTTGACTGCGAGAGCTTCGCGTTAGCTCAGCAGATGGCGCACTTACTCTTTGACTTGTACCAATTTAGAGAGCTTCCTTTATTCTTAGATGAATGGCCAGGTGAATACTCATTCGAAGGTGAGGGATTCTTAATAGAGATAAAAGAAATTTAGTATATTAGCAAAATAATCAATATCATGAATAAACCAAACAACAATCTAACCGGTAAGGTTATAGTCTCTCGGTGGGATGCCGAGAAGGCTCAATGGCAGCTGTACAGCAATGCTCACAGCTACTCACTACAAGATTTCTCTAACGCTAAAAAGTATGGTGAGGTGCTCCCTGATGATGGCACTTTCTTATTCCAATTTGAAAGCGAAGGCGAAGAGAATGTACATGACTACTTTATGTCTGATCGCTATGTTATCTGATCGCTACAACAGCAGATTCATCTGCGTTCAAAGTTCACTACCGGGAGAGGAGATGAACTATAATGAGATGGCTCAGAAAGTAGTCTACGAGAGCTGGCGCTCATACTTCCAAAACAATCCTGATGAGTTACACAAGAGAGCCTAATTGGGATAAGCTCAAGCCATCAATAGATTGGGATGAGCAGGAAGAAAAGTTAGCAGAGAAATTAGATAAGTATATTAATCAAAACAAAATAAAACAAGTAGTTATGAATCAAGGAACAGTTAAAAGTCAAAAATTTGTTAGAACATGGAATGGGCCTCAAGGAGATATCTATTACTTCGATTTAGTATTAGACAATGGCGAGGTAGGTCAAGTAGGAGTAAAGGACATGAACAGCCCTAAGATAGCAGTAGGTGCTACAATTCACTACACAAGTGAAGAGCGCACAGGGCCAACAGGTAGAAAGTCAACTAACTTTAAACTACAAAATCCTAACCCATTCAATGGCTCATCTTCTGCTCCAAGTGGTGCGGTGAATAGCAACTCTAATTACCGCAAAGAAAGTCCTGAAGTTCAGAATTCAATCAGCAAATCAGTAGCATTAAACAACGCTGTGCTTTTCTTGAAAGATGTTAAGGGAAGTAAGCCAGGTGATGTGTTAGATACTGCTGAGATATTCTTAGCATGGCTTAAAGGTGAGTCTATTGTTGAAACTAAATTAGCTATAACTAATGAAGCCGCAGACGATGAAATGCCATTCTAAGCTTACACCATTTCACGCATGGGTGCGCAGTCATTTTTTGACTGTGGCCCATTTCGCGGAGGTGCTGGAGGTAAGTTATCCTACAGCGCAGAAGTACATTAAGCAGCCTCGCTCTATGAAAGTAAGCGACATTGGCAAGCTGTCTAATGTTACTGAGGAAGAGATACCATACATTTTAGAACTAATGAAGGATTCTAAACCATGAAAACATTAACTTTTTTACTGCCAAAAGATGCACTCAAAAAGCAAGAGCTTGAGCTGTATATTGAAGAAAATAAGGATAAGAAAATCCCTAATAAAGAACAGCCTGCAACGCATCATTTTGAATTTTACATTTCAGATTTGGAACAAGATTTAGAATGCTATCGAGTAACTGAAGATGAATATATTAAGCAATACTTGCAAAAAGATTCTCTTTTACGTTATTGCGTACAGCCTTATGAGTTTGTTGGAATCTTTGGTAATAATAAAAGATATAAAGCACCAATGTTTTTAGCTCATAAAGAATTTGTTGACGCATTAGATGAAATTGAATTTTACGAAGAATTGATTAGTGAAATGTACAACTACTTTCGTAAGAAAAAGAAAAACATTGATTACAGGGATCTTTACGAAAAAGAAGATGGAGTGTACTTAGGATACCGAACAGCTCCAACTGACGACTTACATTATGATTCTCGTATGTTAGGAGTTTTAACCGGAGGTAGTCTTATCATGACAACAAAAGAATATCATGACCAGCTGAGAAAAATAAAAAAAGATTTAAAAAAATGAGCAACGCAGTAGAGAAAAAAATAGCAGATTTAATTCTGCTAATACCATCGGAGCAGCAGCAATACGCTCGCAGACGAATTGATAACTTGGTGAGAGCAGTCATAGAGACACCCATACCCGAACTTAAATGGCAGACGATTAATGGTGAGGTGGAATCTTTAAATGAGCAGCAAGTAAATAAGATGATGAAGGTAGTGTGCAAGCTCACCCAGGTAGATTGGAGCGAGTTAAAAGGTAAATGTCGCAAGCGTGAGATAAATGACATTAGACAAACATCTATGTGGATCTTACGCAAGGGCACATCTTTGAGCTTTGCTAACATAGGTGCTATATTCAATAGACATCATGCTACTGTGCTGCACGCTGTAGAATCAGTTAACAATATGATAGAAACTGATAGCATGTACAGAGGGCAGGTGGAGCAGATTTTAAATCACATAGATAACGAGAGGCTCACTAAAGCATTTGAAAAATTAACTTAATCAATAATCAATAATCAATCATGAAGCAATTAACCATTAGTTACGATACCGGAAAGGTAACAATCGAAAGAGTAAAAAGAGTCTGCGTATTAATTAACGCAGGCATGACTCCCAGCGCAGCGCTAAGAACTGAGCGCATGGGTAAGCAATACCTACAACTACTGAGAGAGGTAGGCATTATTAAGAAGGTAGGCTCACGCGAGTGGGAAGCTGCTAAGCATCTTAGGCAAGATAAGTTTAATCAATTTATTGAGGCAAAGAATAAGTATTACGAAAACATTCAAGCCACTAAAGCAGATACTGATATGCTGGGTTTAGTCAATATGCCTAAATCAGCACCTGTAAAAAAAGCAGTATCCTTGCCTTGGTGGAAAAGATTTCTTCTATATTTGCTCAATCACTAATCAATTAAACCAATGATGACTATTCTATTAAGGCGCATAGAGGCGCTTGAAGAGAGGGTAAAAGCGCTTGAATCTAAGCGTGCTGCCTCTACCAAATTTACACCCCCATCTTTATCTGATGTAGTAGCTTACATGAATGATGACTTAGTTTTGGCTAAGAAATTCTACTGCCATTACGAGAGCAACGGATGGAAGGTAGGTAAGAATTCTATGAAGAGCTGGAGAGCAGCTGCTGATCAGTGGAAAGCACGAGAGATTAACACTAAAAAAACTACAGAAGATGAGCAAAGAATTGGCCGCATCACAACAGCAGAGCTTCAGTCGTTCACTCAGCGCTGAAGAGGCTGCTATAGCATCTTGCTTTAGCTCACCTAATATACGCTCACTCTCTGAACAGCAATTTAGAGAGCTCATAGCGCAGGCAGCTGTAGTCAATAGCATTAAAGCTCTGCCTTCAGATATCGAAGTAACACTGCTTAAAGAAGTAGTAGACACATCTTACCGGTGGGCATCGGTAAAGGATTGGCAGAATGCTTTTCTTTACAATGCTATTGGTAAAGACTTCGAAAGAGTAGAAGCATTTAACCTATTCAGCGTGGCTTTTATGAGTGATGTATTCAAGAGATATCAGGAGTATAAAGCAAAGGTATGGCGAGAGCTGAATAAGGCGCTTATACTACCTGAATCTGAGCCAAAGCACGTTGAAGCTACTGATCCACTAACTGCGCTGCACGCTGACGTTCAAAGATGGAAAGATGGAAAAGAGAGCTGGGTAGAGATAGCAGCACCTTACAACTGTCAGAGACTCTTTAGAAAGGGAATCTATAAGAAGTCTCAATGGAGTGCAGAGGTATGGCAGCGTTTTGATGACTTAGCTAAGGCTAAGACAGAGGCTAAATTTAAATCAGCTAACCGAGTAGTGTTAGGCCCATCTGCACAGGAAGAATTCGACAACTACCAAAAAATAGAGCTGAGCAGATTAATTTACATAGACATTATTAAACAACTAATCAAAGAATCATGATACCATTTCACAAATCAATTAAGTGCTATAGACTTTTCTACGGATATAAGCAGGAATACATAGCATTCAAGTTAGGCATAGAACAGTCTAATTACTGCCTAAGAGAGCAGGGTATAAGCAACTGGAAAGATGAAGAGATAGAGATACTTAAAGAGCTATTTAAGATAGAGATAAGGGAGGAGAAGTTATGAATCAGTTTATTTATAATGAGCATGGAGCTTGTGAGAATCCTATCTTAAAAACATTTAAATGCGGTAAGGGATATGAAGCTCAGGTAGAGGTTGCAATCATGAAAGATAATCTATGGGATAAAGGAGTAAGATTTAATGGATTTGAGGAAGGGTGGTCTCACACAATTAACCAATATAGAAAAGCAAGCAGTTTGTATAAATCTAAAGATGAAGCTTTTAAGGCTGGTATTGAACTGCTACTTTATCAATTGCAGAGTAGAAATAATTTAGAGAGATATAAACGCATAATTGCTATACTTAAAGATGAGCTTAATCCTATTGTTGAAAATCAATTAACACTATTTTGATATGAGCACAGAAAAAGAATTAATCTTAATGCCGTACGGAGGCAGTAATGGTATTTTAATTTATTGCAAGAATTGCGGAAGTGAATTTGAGGAAACAGCTGAAGGATATTATTCTCCAATTAAATACGAAAGTGATAGACATAATAGAGAATGCAGAAGATGCTTAACTCAATTAGGAAAGTTCTATTAGAGAATAATAAGAATAGAATAAGCATTTTTTCCACTATCTAATAGAAGGCTCAGCTATACGCTGGGCTTTTTTATTAAACATAAACGTATGAATCTATTTAGAAAGAAGAAGGAGCCTGTAGATTTAAACGCTAAGCTGCTACCTGAGCTATGCAGCACATACGTTATCCAATGGAACTACAGCGAGGACATCGGCAACGAGGCTGTATTAGCTGAGAATATTCCTTTCATGTTTGATGCGCGTAAATGCGTAGGCATTCAAGCTGAGGTAGAATTTAGAAGTGATGGTACTTATTACGTAGGACATCGCACATTGGCACTAATGCAGGGCATAGATAATCCAATGGTCATAGACGTGCCATACAACGAATTTAAGAAGCATTATCAGGAGCTTAAATCTAATATTATAACTAATGATTACATCATACAGAGAGGGTAGAAACGTCATAGTAACTACTTGCAAAAGTGGGGACAAGTTTTTAATGATGAGCGACATCCATTGGGATAATCCCCATTGCGATAGAAAGCTACTCAAAGCTCATTTAGATAAGTGCCTTGAAGAAAATATCTACTTTGCAGTTAATGGTGATTTATTCTGCGCTATGCAGGGCAAGTACGATCCACGTAGAAGTAAGAATGATATTAGACCGGAACATAACGTGGCTAACTACTTAGATGCGCTTGTGAATACTGCGATAGATTGGTTTAAGCCTTACGCTCACCTAATGATTTTCGTGGGCTATGGTAATCATGAGACTGCTATAATTAAGAACTGTGAAACTGACTTAATAGAAAGATTTGTAAGTGGATTAAATCGCGAAGCAGGTACCAATGTTTTAGTAGGTGGCTATGGTGGTTGGTGGATTCATAGAGTAAGCAAGGGCAAGAGCAGCAGCTTTACTTTTAAAACTAAGTACTACCATGGATCAGGTGGAGGTGGAGTAGTTACGAAGGGAGTAATTCAGAATAATAGAATGGGAGTTATGATAGATGGAGCTGATTGTATTTGGACAGGCCACGTGCATGAGCTTTATCACCACGCAGATATGGTAGAGGAATTGAGCTACAGCCCAGGCAATGGCTATAGAATCAATATGCGCTACGTGCATCATATTAGAACAGCAAGCTATAAAGAGGAATATGATGAGGGTTACATGGGCTTTCACGTAGAGCGCATGAGACCTCCTAAACCTTTGGGCGCTTACCTATTAGAATTAAATTTAGAAAGAATTAGAATACCTGTAGATACTCACATCATTGTACCTAATTTTGTACAATGGCGCGACAAATAGAATACAACTTTAAGCCTCTCACAAGGCAAAGTGAAGCACTTAAATTCTTATCGGTAGATTCAGATGTAGAGACTATTCTCTACGGAGGAGCAGCAGGAGGAGGGAAAACTATGCTCGGCTGTATGTGGCAAATCTTGAGACGTTTAAAGTATCCAGGTACACGTTCACTAATAGGCCGAGCCAAGTTAGACACGCTTAAAAAGACTACTATGGCTACCTTCTTTCAGGTGGCTAATGAGATAGGCTTAAAGGCAGGAGAAGATTTTATTTATAATCAGCAATCACACATCATTAAATTTAGCAATGGCTCAGAGATAATCTTAGCTGATTTATTTCTCTATCCATCAGATCCCATGATGACTGATTTGGGAGGCTTGGAAGTTACAGATGTATTCATAGATGAAGCTACTGAGATAACTGAAAAGGCTTACAGCATTGTTAGCTCACGTATACGTTATAAGCTAAAGGAGTTTGGGCTTAAGCCTAAGATATTACTGACGTGTAACCCATCTAAGGGATGGATTTATAATCAATTCTACTTACCATACAAGAATCAGAATCTGCCTGCTCACAGAGCATTCGTGCAGGCGCTACCTGGCGACAATATACACTTACCCGATTCCTACGTTACAAGCTTAACACGATTACCCGAAGCGGATAGAAAGCGCTTGTTAGAAGGTGATTGGGAATTTGATAATAGCTCAGATAGATTATACATGTACGATGAACTGATGCGCTGCTTCAGAGAGCCAATGAACGTAGGTGAGGGATACATCACAGCTGATATCGCGCGATTAGGAAAGGATAGAACTGTGCTTTGCGTGTGGAAAGGGCTGAGCTGTATTGATATAGTTATACTGCGCCAAAAGAGACAGGATGAAGTTAAGGCAGAGATACAGCGCTTAATGAATCAGCACCAAGTTAGGCTAAGTAATGTACTCGCAGATGCTGATGGGGTGGGGGGAGGTCTCGTTGACAGCCTACGGTGCAGGGAATTTATGAATGGAAGCAAAGCTGTGAGAGGCACTCAGTACATGAACTTAAAAGCTGATTGCTACTTTAGGCTTGGTGAGCTGATAGATAAGAATGAGATAACGCTGCCTATAAAGTACCAAGAAGATATTGTTAAGGAGCTTGAGTTAGTGAGACGTGTTGATCCTGATAAGGAAGGTAAGCTGCGAGTAACTTCTAAAGATACCATTAGCCAGCGCACCGGAGGCATCTCTCCCGATATAGCTGATGCAATAATGATGCGAGCCTTCTTTGAGCTGAATAGAAACTACACTAAATACGCTTTTATCTAAGTAAAAGTGTAATCCATTACATTTATTTGTACTTAAAAGTGTGATTAAAGTATTATTTAACAGTCATTAGGGCGCTAAAAGACACGTTATGCATGATATAACATACTTTAATATGAGTTAGATGCTATTAATAACATCTTTGTCGCAAGTATAGTAGACTTTTGCGACAGCTATAGTAGAAAATAATCTACAAAATCAGGCTTATTGTGGAAAATACTCACCAAAATTATATCTAAAAGCTCCTAATATTTACAACTTTTAGGATTTAATATGCAATTAGATATAAACTAAAATAGCCCTGCACGTTTGCAAGGCTATCTCAGAATCAATAATCAATGTTAGCCTAAACCAAAAGCTAAATGGATGCTCAAAGATACCATCTAAATGCTATGTGAATAAGTATGTTAACAAGATGTGGATAGCGCTTAAGTTAATTAACTAATTTTGAGACATGAAGAACGAGGAAGCGCTTATACAAGAGGCTGTTATTAACTATTTAGTAGCGCAATATCCTAAAGCGCTTTACTGTGCTTCAGCAGGAGGAGTAAGAACATCTATGCGCCAAGCTGTTAAGATGAAAAAAACAGGATATGTGAAAGGCTTTCCCGATATCTTTATCTATGAGCCACGTAAAGAGTGGCATGGCTTAGCTATCGAAATGAAAACTGCTAAGGGTGTGGTGAGTCAAAGCCAAAAGGAGTGGAGAAAGAATTTAGATCAAAGAAATTACATGGCCTTTGTTTGCAGAAGCTTCGATGAAGCCAAAATAGTTATAGATGAATACCTGGCGCTCTGAGTTTGATAAGTGTTATTTAGAGTGGCGCAGAGTGGCGCATAGTGTGGTGCGTTCAGATGTAGCAGATGAGCTTTTACACGATACGCTACTTAAGATATTAGAATCAGATAAAGATAAGCTGCAAGACATTCACAATAGAGGTAAGCTCAATAACTACGTGAGCAATAGCATTCGATTAGCTGCACGATGTAGCAACAGCTCATTCAATTATTCACTCAGAAGATTCGAAAAGATACGCAACGATTTGAAAGATGATATCATAGACGATGTGAACAAGAGCGTAGGGATGCGTTTAGAGAATGAGCAGTTAGATATCTTCATCAGCCGCTTACCATACTTTGAAAGAGAGCTATTCTTTCTCTATGCCTTAGATGACTTCAGCTATCAGGCTTTAGCTGATGAGACGGGTATACCTTTAAACTATCTTTACCGGACAATTAAGAAAGCTAAATTAACACTTAGAAATTCACTACAGATATGATGATTAACACAACTGACTTTGAAGCTCGCGTTAAAGTCTGCAAAGAATGCCCTGTCTATAACAAGACATTCGGTACATGTGGGCCTCCTGTTAACGCTATTAATCCATTCAAGCAGCCTCACACTATTGGAGAGGTAACCTTTAAACCTTGCGGCTGCCCTGTAGATCACTTAGCCTCTTACGCTGCTACTGACTGCCCAGCTAAGCTATGGCCCAAACTTGAAGAGAAGGATTGGAAGATGCCAACGCTTGAGCACATCAGAGCCATTAAGCAAAGAGGTAGACTCGCACCGGGTGAGATGGCTAAGCTGTTTAAACTGAGACGTGAGTATCTTGGAATAAGAGACGGTAAGAACTTCACAAGCTGCACTCCCTGCATGAATGACTTGCTTAACCGATTAGAGCGCACATTAGAGGAAGATATGGCTAAGATGGAACAAGCTCAAGCACTGATAGAATTAACACAAGTAGAGCTTACTCCTGAGCCAATAACAGGGGTAACTGCTACTCCCATAAAAAAACGTAGAGCTAAAAGAAAAAAAATATGACACTATTAATTATCTATTTAGTAGGCTTCCTACTTCATACAGGAATACTAAGCCTAAACATTTACAGACATCAGAGACACTTATCTTCTTACCATTGGTATGCTTATGTGGGTGTGGCTTTTACAGGCCTTGTATGGCTACCTTTTTGGATATACATTGCTGTGCTCAGATTTCAACAGCAGAAATAGTTTTGCACAAATTAAATCAGTTACATTTCTTTGTATAGATTTGTTGCAGGGTGTGATTACTGTTAGACATAAGATTTGATTTAAGGTTTTATACGCCCTTTGGATGTCCTCACCCTGCATCCTTAGGGCTATATTTTTTTATGTGCGGAATCGATTAACGGCAGCATAGAAGATGAAACGAGCTACTGCGGGATAGTAACACAGCTCAGGAGTATGGCTAAGGTATAAGCTCCAGGTTACTTAGGGAGGGCAATCTCTCTAAAAGATAGATACCATGTTAGTGCACATTGCTGATGACACTAATTCATAATGGCGAAGAACTCAAGCGACAAGCATTGAGATAGTCATTTTAAATGAGAGCCCAACAGAAAGAGAAATCTTTTTGCTTGGATACTTCTATCTCTCATTTAGCTCAGAATCTAAGCTCTAAGCATAGAGTTAATTAGCTAAAAGCTTTAGCAAATTAGCAAAAGCTTAAAGCTAATTACACTAATAGTTATAACTAATAAAGATTAATATAAATGAGTGATAATAACTATAACTTTTTGAAAGCTCAAGTAAAAGCCTTTCATCCTAACTGGACAGAAGAACAAGTAAACAAAGAATGTGAGAAGATATTAAATGAGGGTGAGGGTGGTGAAGATGAGAGCTGCCTTTATTGTGGATCATAAAATAACTGTACCTGCCTAAAAAGCAGAGTCCCTTGCAGATGGTCGCGACATCGTTGCAAGTAGCTGTGATAGACCTCGCAAAGGCTGCTACCACATAACACCAAGCTAAAGTCGGGTGTAACTTTAAACTAAACAAATGATATTAATACCGGCACAATTAGAAAGCGTGGGCACTCGCAAAGATAAGACTCTTAAACTTACCTTCGGCACTAATGAGCTATCTCCAGCACAGGCAGCTGAACTGTTCGGGACTGCCAATCAGTTTGGTTATCTTGCATTTAAAGATGAAAGCTTCAGAAGAGAAGAGTTAGATGCAGTAGAGAGCCTAAAGAGTGAGTTAGAAGATACACTTAAGAAACCATCACAGCGTTTAAGAGGTATAATGTTTAGAGTTTATGAGGTTGATTCAGAGGGTTTTACTACATTTGCTAAATACTATGATAGTAAGATGGAGCAATTAATAACACACTTTAAGAATAAGTTAGCATGAGTGCCAAAGTCGGAAGTAAAACAGAGCCAAACTCGGAAGGAGATAACTTACAAAGTCTTACCATTAAAAAGGCTGCTATGTATGAGGCACTTACGAAGAATTTAGGCAACGTAACTAAGTCAGCTGAGGATATCGGAATACATAGGCAGACGCATTACGATTGGATGAATGATGATCCTGAGTATAAGGCAGCAGTAGACTCACTTAAAAACGTAGCACTTGACTTCGCAGAGGAGCAGTTACGCAAGCTGATGGAAGGAGCAGAGCGCCAAGCCTTAACACATGATGGTGAGGTAGTAACAATTAAGGATGCACCTAACACAAGCGCTGTTATCTTCTACCTTAAGACTCAAGGTAAGCAGAGAGGGTACATAGAGAGGCAAGAGCTGAGCACAGAGATAAAGAGCATTAACATAACCATAGACGGAACTAATATTTAAGCTATGAGTGAAATAACTAAACGAGACGAAGAAATGTTTATAGCTATTATGGCTCATTTTCATAAAGAGATTCCAATAATGTTTAATAATCCTGAAGAGTTAACTGCAGATAAAAGAGCAGATTTAGAAATAGAAATGTATGAGGAGTTAAAAAAAGCAGGTAGATTAAGATTCAATTATGAGTGATAAAATAATAAGCACTAAGTACAGCGACCAAACGCTGGGCACATACGTAGACTTTATAGCAGCAGGCACAGATAGCGTTTCTCAGATTCAAGCTATCACAGGATTAAAGCGTGATGACATCAGGAAGATAGACATGCCTACTATTGATAAGATAGTAAGTGCTTACGCTAACGGATTAAAGAATGATGAGAAGATATTTCAGAAGTTTATCGAGATAGATGGGGTTAAGTTCGGCTTTCATCCTAACTTAAAAGCTATGACCTTTGGAGAGTGGCTTGACCTTACCGAATTCAGTAAGAACTTTCCTCAACAGCTCCCTGATTTAATGTGTATTCTGTACAGACCGGTAACAGCTGAGATTAATCTGCAGTATAAGATAGAGGAGTATAACAGTGATGTGCATCTTAAGTATGTGCCTCAGATGAGAAAGATGAACTTAGCCAATGTGAATGCTGCGCTGCTTTTTTTTTCGACACTCAGAAACGATTTAGTGAACAATACACCCGAATATTTAGAGCAGGAGCTGGAGAAGCTGAAGAGGGAGATCAGTCAGTTAGCAGACGAGGTGAAACATTAGCATCAGTCTATCAATGGTGGCACGTTATCGAAGAGATGGCAGAAAGAGATATAACTAAATTTGATGCTATCACTAACACAAGAGCTTCAACAATATTCACCCATTTAACCTACGCGATGGATTACGCGAACAGCTTACAACAAAAGCTTACTTAATTTCCACTATAAGATATGAGCACGATTAATTATACTTACAACGTAATAGTAGATAGGTTTAGACAGTTCGCAGCAGGGCATTTCCAACTGCGTAGGTTTACACATGGTGAGATTAGCCAAGCTGATTTAGAGAAAGAGGCAGAGTGGCCATGGCTGCACGTTAAGCCTCGCGCTATTAACTATTCGCCAGGTACTCGCAGCTTCAGCTTTGAGATATTTATATCTGACTTGCCTCGCGATAAAGAAGATAAGACAGGCTACCAAGCTGAGTCTATTACTGACTGCTCATTAATCTTTCAAGACTTAATCAACGAGATTTACTTGGGTAATATGTTTGGGGATCAGGTAGTGCTTAGCAGGCCTGTTAACTCTGAGCCATTTGTTGAGCAGTATACTCATACATTAACGGGGGTAACAGGAATCGTTGAGCTTAACTTAGATTATGATTGGAGCGCATGCAGTATTCCTGCAAGCTGGAACTATAACACACCTACAGATTCGCCATCAGATGGATGGGGGGCACTTCAGTTTATTGAGAGCTTAGATCAGAATGGGGTATTCGTTAGCCTGCTTAATGATGAAGAGACACCGGGCAATTCTTACTACTATGGTACGGATGCCTCAGGTGTAAAGGGGTGGTATGCAATAGTAGATAACATCGGCCTCACTTGTGAGACTTTACCTGACTGCGCTGTTATTATCTCTATAGAAGATGACATCGCAGCTCTGCAAACTGATGTAGCACTAAAAGCTAATACAGCTGATTTAGGAGCTACAGCTTTTAGCAATAGCTATAATGATTTAGATGATAAGCCATCAATACCTTCAATAGCAGGCTTAGCTACGGTAACATACGTAGACCAGCAAGACGCGTTAAAGGTAGATAAGGTAGCAGGCAAAGGGCTATCTACTGAAGATTACACTACAGCAGAAAAGACTAAGCTCGCAGGCATTCAAGATGGTGCTGAGGTAAATGTTAATGCTGATTGGAATGCAGTTAGTGGAGATGCACAAATATTAAACAAGCCTACCATTCCATCTATCGCAGGCTTAGTACCTGAAACGCGAACGCTGACCATTAACGGAACTACGCAAGACTTAAGCGCCAACAGAACATTCACGATAGCGACAGGCTTAACCGTAGGCACTACACCAATAACAAGCGGAACGGTTGGTCGTGTGTTGTTCGAAGGGACGGGCAATGTGTTGCAGCAATCGGGTTCACTCTTTTGGGACAATACGAATAGTAGGTTGGGAATTGGTACGGCTTCGCCTTTAAATACTTTAGATGTAGCAGGAACTGTTAGATTGTTAAGTGGCGGTTCATATCTTACTTTGAATGGCGCAACTTTTTCAGAATTAGGTTATAGCACGAATAATCTTTTTAGAGCAAATGGAGCTGCTGCTATTATTCATGGCCCGCAAATAACTTTTTTAAGAGCAGGTTCTGAGATTGCAAGATTTGCACCAACAACAGGTAATCTTCTTATAAACACAACAACAGACGCTGGTTTCAAGTTAGATGTGAATGGAACGGCGAGGGTGCAGGGTGCTTTAACAGTAGGTTCAAATATCGTAGTTAGCGCAGGGGCAGGAATCAATTCACAATTTTATTCAACCAATGGCAATCCATTTCAATTTGGTGTTTCAGATTCTGTTTTTTCAGCAAATGGAACAGCATCAGTAGCAGCAATAACAAGTGGAAGTAAAAGAGCAATAAGTGATACAATAAATTTTGCACCAACAAGTGGAACGGCTACTTATGCTACATTATTAGCAATTCCTACTATTAACCAAACAGGTGGCGCTAATGGAATTACTCGCGGTTTGTTTATCAATCCAACTTTAACTGCTGCTGCCGATTGGAGAGCAATTGAAGTAGCAAGTGGTATAACAATTCTTGGTGCATCTACAACGGCTAAAGCGTCGTTAAGAATACCGAGCGGAACAGCACCTACCTCACCTGTTAACGGTGACATTTGGTTTGATGGAACAAACATAAAAATGCAAATAGGCGGAGTAACAAAAACATTCACTTTAATATAAAAACAATGGCTAAAATACAACCAATAGTATTCCCTCTGAATCAGGGAACGGCAACAGAGATGACAGTTCTAATTTTGAACTTTGAAACAACTGCAACTACTTGCACAACGTATTACGAATTAAAGACTGAAGCGACTGAAGAAGTACCTTCAAAGGTTTTGAGCAATGGCAACTACACGCTAACTGAAGAAGAATTTGCAGCGTGGGGAACGGATAACGAGTGGGTTGCTGAGTGCGTAGCGAAGGCTTTAGGCGTAACAATTTTATCATTCTAATATGAACTTAACAGAGGAACACTTAAAGCAGTTAGACGCTTTTATTCAAGAGATGCCTACAAAGTTTGGCTTACCATTGATTCAGTTTTTCAACAAGATAAAAGAGGAAAGCGAAGCAAACAATGGCTAACGAACAGAGCGCACCACTATGAGCATCTTAGCTGAGCTATTCGAACAGGGAGCGCTATACGATGTGCTTTTAGATTTCGGCGAGACCGTTACTGATCGCGCACGCTCTAACATTAGAATACAGCAAACGAGATACGGCAAGAAGCGCAGAGCTAACACTACAGGCACGCTCGCAGCTTCGCTCTACTATGACTTAGATGTTACAGGCAGCACTCCATCTATTGCATTCAACTCATCAGCAGATTACGCTAAGTGGGTAGAATATGGTAGACAAGGTAAAGAGAGTAACTACCCAGGTATAGATAAGCGCTTTGCAGCAGGAGCAGCTAAGCCTCCCGTTGACGCTATCCTTAATTGGATGAATCTAAAAAAGATTAAGCTACGTGCTATGGGTGAAACTGGCAAGATGACTAAGTTCGCTAAGAGCGCAGTTAACAAAGATGAGAAGCAGCGCTTAGCTGTAGCAAGTGCGATGGCTAAGAGCATTGAAAAGAAAGGTATTGCTCCTCTATATTATTGGAGAGATGCATATCTTGAGACCTTACCTGAATATGGCCCACAGCTGAACGCTGCAATGGGTGAGGCTGTGAACATTTATATCTTAAATCAAACGAGAAAATTAACTAATATTAAACCTGCATAATGGCAATTACAATACATCAGCAGCCCTACATCTTTACTGCGCTTAAGCAGAAGCTTATGGTAGTGGCAACTTCATCTAACATAGGGCAGCCTGGCTTTCGCTATGTGATAGAGGTAAGCGTTAACGGAGGCGCAGTAAATACGTTTTACGTGCAACCTAACTTAAGCGGAGCGTTAGTGTTTGACCTCTATCCTGTAGTCTATTCAAAGATGGATTTAGGAGTTAATACTTCAGATGCAGCTTATAGCTTATTTGGTAGCTACACAGTTCAAGATGACACTACAGCACGTAACATAATGACTGTAGATACAAACATCTATGAAGGCTATGAAGTGTTAGGCTTATTTGAAGTGCAGGCTACAGCTTACCCATTAGATGGAAGCTCGCTGATTAACGCAGCTTTTCAGATTAGTGATGGCTTTAATCCTGATCCATCTGATTACTTCGCATTAGACTCAGCAACGAGCTACATCATGAGTGATTTAGTTAGAAGCACCTATGCAATGGATGATATGCTGAGCAAGTATTCTTTAGGCGCTAACACAATAGGCATAACAGCTTTCGCTGATGATTACGGAGTGCTTACTATTCCTGCTGACAATGGCACAACATTAACAGGAAATGATATCTTCGACGTTCAGATAGTTCAGTTTAACGCAGCAGGCTCACCGGTGCAAACTGATGTGATAGCTTGCACGATTGGAGCAGGAAAGATTAACCACATTCCACTACTACCTGCTAACATTGCTGAGATGTTTGCATTAGATGCAGCGTGGAATCACTACCTAATTAATTTTAGAGATAGCGCATCTAATCCATCTGCACGATCAATAGCTGTATTCAAAGCAGCAGACGAATGCAGATTTGAGAAGATTAGATTAGGCTGGACAAACAGCAGAGGTGGGTGGGACTATTTTAATTTTACTAAACGATCTGAGGAATCTTACTCAGTAGAACGCAAGCGCTACAGAAAGGTAGTGGGTAATTATGGCACAGCAGATAACTCTGAAGCCTTTGGTTTTAATACTTACGATAGAGGCTTAACTGAGCGCAACCCATTCGTAGAGAAGATGCTTAGAGTTAGAACTGACTTCTTAACTGAAGGGCAATTCGAATACTTAAAGAATCTGATTTACTCCGAATCAGTTTACATCATTAACGCAGATGGCTCAGCTACTCCTGTGGTAATTGATAGCAATAACTATACAGCTATTAAGAGTAAGTCATACGTGAAGAATGATTTAGAATTAATGTTAAAATTCAGTAACGATTATACAGCATAATGAGAGCAGAAGTAATCTTAACAGTAACAGCATCGAATGGTGCTGCTATAGTAGTAGACTTATACGAGAATGAGAGCATTAGCTATTCATCTAATTTCAACAGCGTTTCTGAGTTCACAACGAGGGGCGCTTTCTCGCGTGAGTTTAGAATACCTGCAACTAAGAATAACGTAGATTTCTTCGGGCAGCAATACAGCCCAAGCTTACTCAACAACGATACTACTCAGATTAATGTACTTAGAAAGATAGATGCTACATTAAGCGTTAACACTTTACCAATAGCTGAAGGACACATACAATTTAAGCAGGCTGTCACTCATCAGGATAAGGTGCATGAATTTGTTATAGCCTTCTTTGGAGAGACTGTTGACTTAGCTCGCAGCATTGGAGATAAGTTATTAAAAGAATTAGACTACACAGATTTAGCGCATGATAGTGAGTATTCTACAATTAACGATATTAACGATGGTACTTTATTTGGGGGAGCAGTATGCTATACGTTAACTGATAGAGGGCAGAATTGGACTGAAGATAGTTCAATAGGCAGCAGAAGAATCTTCAGCTCAGTTAATCCCATCTATACCGGTGAATTAACCTTAGCACTTCAGGCTAAGTGGCTAATGGATAAGATAATAACTGAGGCAGGCTTTACGTGGAGTGGAACAACAATAGACGAAGAGCTGCAACGCATGTACGTGCCTTACGTTACAGGGCCAACAACTGAAGGTCTAAGTAATGACGAGGCTAAATTTAAGGTAGATTTTACATCAGCTACTTCATTTAACTTAAATGTTCAGGCTGAGAATGGATACTATCAGAAGCAGCTAACAGGATGGCACGAGGTAAGTGATCCATCTAACAGCTGGGTATCCAATGCTTACACAGCACAGGGTAGTTTTACAGCAGGAGTCCAAATTAAACTACAGGTAGAAGTAGATACTACAGGATATACATCAGATACTCAGCATTTATACGATGTCATGTTACAGCGTGTAAGAGGTGGAGTAACTGACTTGCTACCATTTCCTACAACGATGGGAGTAGGGCCTACATCTTACCAATATAATTATATCACGCAAGGCTTTCAACCTACTACACCTGTTAATCCATTTAGCGTTTATTCTACTTTTCAGTTAGATGTGCAGCAGGGTGATGTTTACACTGTAGTTATGCGAGCGCATCCAGGTAGCTCACCATTAATAGAAATTCAGACAGATGCTTTAGGTATAAACAGCTTCTTTGCATTCTCTTACGTTAGTGGTTTAAATTACGCTTACCCTGTTCAGATAGCTAACAACGCACCTGAGATGAAGCAGGTAGATTACTTGCGCGACATCCTTAAAATGTTTAACGCTGTCTTAGTGCCTAATCCTAACATGCCTAACGCAGTAGAAATTATTCCAATGGTCGAGTATTTGGGGAGTGGTAATGATTACGATTGGACAGGTAAGTTAGATACTTCTAAAGACATCACTCTTACTCCAGCTTCAGATGTTAGAAAGCGAGTGCTTAAATGGAGCTACAAAGAGCAGGGAGATTATTTCAATGCATTCTATAAGAAGGGAGCGCAGAGAGTCTATGGAGAGCTTAGATTAACTGATGCAGGCAATGACTTTAGCACAAGTGATTATACTGTTGAATTAGTATTTGGAGCTTCGCCATGTGACCTTATTCCTAACACTAACTACATCATCCCAAAATACTTCAATGAGAAGGGTGAGTTCATGACACCTGGGCCGCGCATTCTTTACAGAAGAGATTCATCTGAAGATGCTGTGGTTATGGTTTATGATGAGGTAGCTGAGGAAGGTACGTTTACTATTATCCCACTACTTAGCCATTACCGTTCTATTCCAACAGCAATAGGAACTAATGACCTAAACTTCGGGCAAGAGATTCCTCCGCATCCAATAGAGACCATGCCTTTAAAAACACTATTTGATAGATATTGGAGAGAGTATATTGCTGAGCTGTACGATGATGAGCAGAAGATAATGGAGGCTTATTTTCAGTTAGGAGTAACTGATGTATTTGGGCTGAAGTTTAACGATAAGATTTGGATTAAGGATTCGTGGTGGAGAGTAATAGAATTAACTGATTACATTGTAGCTGAAGAGCAAGTAACTAAGTGCAAGCTTATGCGCTTACTTGACATCGGAGCGCTATGCCAATACACACCATCTACCATTAATGTTAGCACAGGAGCTGTAGAGTTTTTAGATTACGATGGTAACACAAGCTACGGATCACAAGAATGCTGCGAGTATTACGGATATACATGGAGCACAGCTAAGGGCCGATGCTATGCAAGCACAGGCGAGAGTGGTAATAACGGCATCATCAGCTCACCTAATAACGTAGGCGGTAGCAATATCACTAATACAAGTGGCAATCAGAAGAGTGCTACCGGTATGGGTAACGTGAATAGAGCTGAAATAGAAAACAATAACGAGCGCATCTTAGTTAGTGGCTTAGGCCATGGCATTAGACCTAACAATAACTACACGCAAGCGCTTGGATATCGCAACTTCATCAGGCCAAATCTTGAAGGCACTACAGTAATGGGCCGATGGGCAGAGGCTGATGTGAGAGGGGTGCACTTTGGCGGTGGTACGTGGTACGATGGAGCATCTGATTTCGGGATAACACTACCAGGTAGATCACAACATGGCTTTATTCAGCTCATGGGATTAGGTAATTTAGAATCTAATCCTACTAACGTAGATTTGTTAGTAGATGGAGTAGATGGTGGTACTATCATCATGCCTACAGAATCTGTATGGATGGTTAAGGTATACGTTTCAATCCTTGAATACTACTATGGCACTACTGACTTTACAGGCAATGTAGTAAGCGTGGAATATTCTACCATGTTTTGGCGCGATAAGGTAACGCATTACGCTGCTACTCCGCATAAGATTCAAAGCTTTGCTAATGGCTTCCCATCTAATGACTTTGTTCTACACACTCCAATAGTAGGCGGTGCAATAGCTCCATACATTGAATGCAAGGCTACAGGCAAAACAGCGGTAATCAGCGCAACAATTCAATACAGTCAAAGTAAATTCCAACGCACTCCAATAATATGAGTAATCCTGAACAAGATATTTTGATGAGCATGACTTTGCTACGCAATAACGTGCAGGGTAAGAGTAAAGAGTTTAAGCAGGCTGTAGGCACTTACCATGCAAGGCGCAAGGTGTGGCAAATAAGAGCTATTAATTACACTACAATAGTAGGGGTAATAGTATTAATTGGATTAACAATTTATAGCGTAATATAATGGCTACACAAGAGATGATATTAAAGCTTCTGTTTAATGATGACGGAACTTTTGCAGGATTAGAAGAGATTAACAAACAGCTTGAAAAAACTGATAAGAACACTCAAAAAGTAGAGGAAGCTACTAAGACTTTAGCGCAACAGTATAAGATATTAAAGAAAGAGCAAGACCTATTCGATCCAGGCACAGAGAAGTTCAATGAGCTATCCATTAAGATGGGTGAGCTTAGGGATAGGATGAACGATGCGGCTGATGCTGTTAGGGCAAATACAGGCCCAGCTATTGAGGGGATGAGTAACTCATTTGGTTTAATGGGTGAGCAGTTAAGCAACTTAGATTTTGAAGGATTAACACAGTCGATTCAGTTATTTAGTGGTAATCTCGCTCGCATAGACACTAAGGCTTTAACGGGTGGGTTAAAAGCTGCTTTTCAAGCAGGGGTACAAGGTTTAAAAGTATTAGGTAAAGCTGTATTAGCTAATCCTTTATTAGGAATAATTGCGGTACTTGTTGGTATTATAGCATATTGGAAAGAGATTAGCGATTTTGTTACCGGTAAAGGCAAGATGCTTGAGAATCTTAAAGCTCAAGCTGAAGCGCTTAAATCACAAGAGCAAACATTAACAAGAGAGCTTGCACTTCAGAAAGCATTAGGTGCAGGAGCTGGGCAGATATTACGCACTGAATTGGAATTGCTTAAGAATAAGCAAAAGCAAGCAGAGGTAGCTATGAAGATAGCCTATGCCGAAAAAAATAGAGAGGAGTTTTTAGCAGCACAGCAAGCACAGTTACAAGCTATTAATGAGCTTGAGATGCGTAAGGTTAAGATTAACCAAGATGCACAAGCGCTTTTAGATAAGATTCGTAGTAGTACAGATGACCAATACAATAAACAAGTATTGCAAAATCAGGCCTTTAGCGAATACAAAAAAGCTACTGAGGAATTAAGTGTATTGCAGCAAATAAACAACGAGAGAGCAAGGCAGATTAACACAGAGATAGCCGCAGCTCGCCAGGCAGGTAATAACGCTTTAGCTGATCAGTTAGTTTTAGAAAGAGAATCATTAAAGCTTCAAAACATTTCACTCCAAAATAATAAGGATGAGATTTGGAATGCAGGAGAGGCAGCTAAAGACAACGTTAAGACAGAGAAAGAGCTTGAGGCTATAGCTAAAGCTAAAGCAGCAGCAGCAGAAAGAAAGGCTAAGGCAGATGCTGAAGCAAAGAAAATTCAAGAGGATGCTTTAGAAGTAGATAAAAGATTAGATGCTATAGAGAAGGAGAGAGCAGATGCTAAAAAGACTGATTTAAACAGAGAGATAGATGACACATTAGCACTACAAAAGACTGAAGAGGAAGCTTATAAAAAAGCAAACAAGAGTGAGAAAGAGCTGCAAGATTTAAAGATAAGACACTCGCAAGAGCTGCAAGGATTATTAGAAAAATATGCTAAGCTTGAGCAAGAGCTTGCAGATGAGGCAGCAAAGAAATTAAGAGAGTTACAGCAGGAAGGTATAAATCAAAAGCAAGCTGAGTTAATAGAGCTTCAGTCTATTATTGATGCAGCAGATGAGGCTAACTTTCAAAATACTTTAAGCAAGCAAGAGCAGGAGCTAATGGCTCAGCAAGAGTATTACTTTCAACTTAAGACACAAGCTGAAGCAGCAGGCTTAGATGCTACTGCATTGGTAGAAGAGCAAGCACGTAAAGAGAATGAGATAAAGAAAAAATACAGAGACGAAGATCAGGCTAATAGATTAGCTAACATCCAAAAGAATTTCGACATGGCTTCGCTTGCATTAGATGCGCTTAGCTCACTAAACGAGGCATCGGCTAAAGGAGATGAGGCAAGCCAGCGTAAAGTGTTTGAACGTAACAAGATGATTCAGAAAGCGCAAGCTACTATAGCTATGGCTTCGGGTATAGTTCAGCAGTTAGCTGTTCCACAAGATCAGTTAAAGGGAACAAACTTTATTAAAGCAGCAGCTATAGCAGCAGCAGGGGTGGCGAACATTGTTAAGATTAACCAAACGCAATTCAACGGTACAGGGCCTTCACCTGATGGAGGCAATTTAAACGCACCAACAGGAGGCAACGCACCTGCTATAGATTTCAATGCAGCCAATCTTCAGACTAACGCACCTGGTGGCTTAGAGACTTATGTGTTAGCAGGCAACGTAGCCAACGCATTAGAGGCGAGACAAAAGATAATAGATCAATCTTATTTGTAACGAATATGGCGAATTTTCCACTATTAAAAAAGTGCATCACAAGGGGAGTGAGAAATGCTCTATCTGAAATTGATAAGCAAGAGCTTGAGGATACTGAGACTATAATAGACGAAGTGATTAACGCAATACTTTTTGAAATATCTGAAACATACGACAATGAATGACAAATTGAAATTAATTGAATACGGCTTAGGCGAAGATGATTCTAACATGGGTGTATACGCAGTAAGCTTAGTATCTGAGCCTGCTATAATGGTAGACTTCGTGGCGCTTAGCAAGCAGAATCTATTATTAGCTCGCGTAGAAGATGGAGAGAAGCGCATGCTGTACGGCCCTGCTCTTATTCCTAATCAGCCTATAGTGCGTTATGATGGTAATGGTGAAAAGTATTTCATCACTTACTCTAAAGAGACCATTGAGCAGACAGCGCAGGAATTTCTAAAGCGTAATATGCACCATAACCATACTATTCAGCATGAGATGCCTGTGAATAATCTCACAGTAGTAGAGTCATGGATTAAGATGGGTAATGATAAGGGAGATAACTACGGCTTTGAATTGCCTGATGGCACATGGATGATAGGAGTAAAAGTAGATGATGATAACACATGGGCAGCTGTAAAGAATGGCGAGGTTAAAGGCTTTTCTATTGAGGGATGGTTTACTCCAATGGCTGAGAGCAATGTATCTGAGAAAGACTTAGAGAAGCTATTAGCTGAATTGGCTGCAGCGCTTGAAATGAATTTGTAATTTTTTCCACTAATA